TCCAAATCGGATGCTGGCTAGACAAGGAAGTATAGAGGGCGATCTTGCAACGCTCGATTTGAGCGAAGCTTCCGATCGCGTCCACAACTTGCATGTAGTGACCATGTTGTACAGATTTCCTTCCTTGCGGGAGGCTGTCTTTGCAACACGGTCTACGAAGGCAAGCGTTCCTACGTTGGGAGTCGATTTGTATTCCCTTCATAAGTTCGCGTCGATGGGTTCTGCTCTGTGTTTCCCCATGGAGGCAATGGTCTTTTTAACGGCCATATTCCTCGCAGTGGAAAAGCAGATGGGCACACCGTTGACTCGAAGGATTGTAAAATCTTTCGAGGGTAAAGTGCGCGTCTACGGAGACGACCTAGTCGTCCCTGTAGAATATGTGGATTCTGTCATAAATTCACTGGGCCTTCTTGGCTTTAAAGTGAACAAACACAAGTCATTCTGGAACGGGAAGTTCCGAGAATCTTGTGGTGGAGATTACTACCAGGGAACGGATGTTACTCCTATCCGTCTCAGGCAGACGTTTCCACATGACAGAAGCGACCCTTCCAAGGTGATATCTCTTGTTGCCTTCCGGAATCTCCTTTACGAAAGAGGACTTTGGAAGACAACTCGTTGGCTCGATGAGAATGTGGTGGGGAAGATACTTCCCCGCTTCCCCATCGTTGAACCGACATCACCTGCTTTAGGGCGTCGAAGCTACCTGCCCTATCAGGCAGAACGCCAAGACGAAGCAACACAAGCCCCAAGAGTGAAGGCTTATGTTACTAGGCCACGTATACCGGCTAACCAAGCCAGTGACGTGGGCTCCCTGTTGAAGTGCTTACTCCCCGGGCGGAGCGATCCGTTTGAGGACCCTAGGCACTTGGAAAGGTCAGGACGACCCGAAGACGTCGGCATCAATCTTCGATGGACGTCTCCTTTCTAGCGATTTAGCTGGAAGGAGAGTGTACTGCAGTCAGGCAGGAATGATTTTCATTCGCCCCTATCGCTTTGGGTGGGTGAGATACCTTTCTTGCAAGCGATAAGCTTGTTTACCTGACGCAGCACATCTAGATGCGTGCGGTACTAGATTACTTGGTCTCAGAGTCAGTCAAGTTCCGGGGTATGAAACCCGGCTAGACAAGCTCAGAGACCGCCGCGCGCCGTACAG